TATTCATAGACCCTACAAGTGTCCGAATCATCCGGCACACCAATCACAACCATAGACCCAAGTAGTCCGAATACTCGCAACCGTGATATCCTGATCGATGGTAATGATATACCCATTCGCCTGAACCTGGTCAGTAGGCCCCGGCAGCGTCCCTCCAGGCCATACGGTGGTATCACTCCAGTTACCCGTTTTTAACGCATTGATAATAGCCATGATTTATAATCCTTTGGCGATTATGTATCCCTGAATTGCTGTCCAAACCTGACTCATTGCAGAGGCAAACGCCGGATCGGTTTGCGATTCCGTGAAAATGTCCGCAATCGATACTGACTTGGCCAAATCCTCGCGTTTATCGATTTTGCCATCTGCAAGTACCCGGTATGGAATCACCCGGAGCGCCATTGTTCCCTCGACATCGGATTCTTTGAAAATGGGTGCGATTGCAAGCTGAATCCCAAGTCTGTCATATGGGATTTCCGGATTGACGATTACTACTGGTGTTGATGTTGTGATTGGCATTTTAGTTTCCTTTGTAGAAGCCTGCTACCGTCAGCAAGATTGCATAAATTATTATATCGATCATCTATTATTCCTTGTCAAACGTCCCGCCCTCATAAATCGTCAGGTTAATTTTCGCAGCTACACATCCCATGATATCTTTCTCCTTATGCCAATTCTTCCACTCTAAGATCACCAGTTTCACCTGACACAGAAAAGAAATAAACGGGAATTTCAGTTTTAATTTTAATTTCAGTAAGGACATTTTCTGGAATAGGAAGTGATTCTCCACTGACAGATGCAGTAGATTCAAATGAATAATACACTTCTCCGGTATAATTATAAACAGATAATCGTTTTCTGGAATAACCTGAAGTTAAAGCGGAAGTAAATAAGGAAGGGATGTCCGTAACTGTAACAGCCGTTATTTTGGCTTCTTTATCGGCATAAGCCATTGATCTGAGGAGGTTGGCTTCTTCAGTCATTATACTTCTCCTTTATATAAATATTTATAGTGGAGAAGGGGGATTTCTCCCCCTAAATTTTATGCTATTTCTTCTACTCTGAGATCACCTGCTTCTCCTGATTTCGCTACGAAGTAGATAGGGACATCATTGGATACGAGAACTTCTACTGTGGACTGTTCTGCTACTGCTTTACTATTGCTTGTGTAGGAAATTGTGTTGTCATAACCATAATAGATTTTTCCTTCACCAGTCAAATTGTTATTCTGGAGGAAAAGTCTTTTTCTGGTATAACCTTGAGTTAATCCTGAAGTGAATAGAGAAGGGACATGATTGACGGTGATGGATGTTACAGCAGCTTCCTTGTCACCATTCAACATCAGACGGAGATAATTACCGATGGAGATAAGTTCGTTGGACATAAGTCCTCCTATAATAAGAAAAATAAAGAAAAAAGGATATTTTCATACATAAACTATTATTTATCTGTGGTCAAGAAAATTTTATTTCAGTTACCATGAATCAGCATCCACTATTAAATTAAACTCATCAGATACAACACAGCAATAAATCTTCCATTTACCACGATCTTCAGGAGAAATTGGTTGTACTACAGTAGGCTCTCCAGGACCACTTATTATTATTTCAGTTATGGAAGCATCTACACATCCTGCTGCATATCCAAAATGAATTATGTCCTGACGTTGTAATGTAGCTTTATGTCCAGGAGAATTCATCCACCCTTCAAAAACTATATCAAGTTCTTCTTCAAATGTTTTTTGAGGAAAAGCATTACTTGGATTAAGTAAAAGTAAAACTTCACCGTAAATTTGTAATTTCTTATCGACAAATCTTGTTTCAACTGTTCCATCTGGTCCTTCATGCTTAAATAATCCATTTGTTGTTAAATACAACAACTGATCTCTAGCAAGTTGATTGGCAATATTCCCAACTGAAAGAGACATTTGTCCACTTCTAAATTCATCAAGTTTTGTAGAAAAAAGAGTGGAAATGCTATATTTTCTGTCTTCTTTATTATAATTAATTATCCCAGAATCATGATCCATATATCCATTATAATAATAATCTCCTTCATAAAGATAATTTTCTGCTTGAAAAAGTTCTTGAACTAAAGGATTTAAAACATTAGTCATTACAGTTTTTAAAGAATTAACTTGCACCAATCCATCCAATAAAGAATTTTTTAACAGCAAATCTTCTCTATAAACAGAACTACAGAATGATACATGCAATGTTCCTGCATTACAAAAAGCAGTTACATCCACAAAAGAATCTCTGCTACCAACTGATAAAAAAAACTCCCTTGAAGCAAAATTCTTTGGTTTTTCCCATGTAAATGTCACATTTGATGTTACTTGAACTTCATATGTAGGATGGTTATAAGGGAAACTATATAGTTGTTCCCATGATGATTGTGGACCGGAAACAGATTTAAGTCCGTATTCACCTGAATTTTGTGGATAAGTAACACCATCTGAACCAAAAAAAGCATTTGTAATTTCTGTCCTATAATCATTAACAAAATCTTTTTTTGTATTCCCCATATCAAGGTCTGATACTAACACATTAGCAGATGCCATAGGACTGAATTGATTAACATACCATTCTATCTCATCTTCCACAGGTTCAGTCATAATAAAATTATATGTGGATATTTGATGAAAATAAGACACAAAAATATTTTTATAATCAATACAGTTTTTAAATATGCACCGTTGTCTTGTTGGATAAGTATTTGAAGTTTCAACAATTCTCTCAAGTCCGTATATTGGAGTTAAGTTCCAAGTATATTCTAATTTATTTTGATATGTAATTCCATCGTAAGAACCTTCTCTAATTTGATCATGAGAGATATAACTGGAGTAATTTAATTCATTTGGGGCTAAAGAAAAATTACCTCCATAACTTTCAGGTACATCATAACCAATCACTATATCAGGAGAATCACTTGAAGATGTTATTCTTGAAGAAGTGGTGTTAATAAAAGGATGTATAAAAGTTATAGGAGCACATTTTGGATCTCCACAATATATTTCTCCATCATTTTCAATACAAGTTATATAATCAGATAGACAATAAAAAGCACCTTCACCTACATTAGGAGTAAAATAAGCGTATGAAATGGTTGTTAATGTTGGGGTTGGATCAAAATGTTCATTAGATAAAAATAAAGGATAATATGTAGAAATCACATAACTATATGAACCCGTATCACTTACTGTTGACCATATCCAATTTGCTATCACATGATCTGAATAAGTAATTACCAATTTATTCACTGTTTCAAATGAACCAACTATTCCAACAAATGAATGATTTCCCATTGAGATTTTAACAAAATCTCCTACTTTTACTCCGAGAGATAAAAAATTCTTCGTTGTGTCATAAATATAAGAAGGAGCGTAATATGTCACAGAATTTTTTACATAAGGATTATATCCATTATATGTAGAATATCCTGTAATTTTTAATTTTCTAAATTTAACGTCAATTAAAAGTTCTGTGTTATCCTGTGCTGGTATATCCTCAAACAATCTTTGTTCTTTTATATCCCATAATAAATCAATTTGTTTTTCTTCATCATCGTTTGGATCAACAGAGTTGTACCCTTTATTCAAATAAAAATAAGCGTGGAAAATATCAGTTTTATATGTGAAATCAAATAATCCTGTATTTCCTTGTGCAATAAAAACATCACCCTGTTTAAAACTTAATGCTGACAAATCATTAGAAACATCCATTTGATGTTTAAATTTTTCTTTTGTGACTGAAATTTTTAAATTAACGTCCCTCACATTTGTTTTTAAAAAAATACCGCTTGTTCCTAAATCATAACCTATAATAGAACTTCCTGACATTATTGTGTATGTGTCATTTCCAGCAGAAACAATATTCCAAAATTTTGTGTATTTAGATAAACTAAATGCTGATGAAGGAGTAAAAGTAAATTCAGCTTCTAATTCCACAAAATCAGATAACCTCAATAACTCATCATCCTTAAAGCAAATAATCCAAATATATTGATCAGTTAAAGATGCTAAAGTTTTCATTTTGCATTGGATAACCTGACCTGTTCCTGGTTTCTGTATCTGAGCATAATAAACTCCATCAACCAGTTTCACACTTCTCTCAGGATAGGTCATAGTATCCTCAACTGGAACACCATCATTATTCACAGGCCACATTTGAACATTAATTGTCTGTCGTGCCATTATTCAACCACCATCAAATGGATTGTGCCTCTATACCAGATATCATCACTGTGGAGACCATCACGAACCTGAAATGGAGTAAATTGAACAGGACCATCAGATTCTTCATTAACGAAGCGTACTGACCGTGAGAAGGTTTTCGAATTCGAGGCTATACTGAGTTGGTATGTTGCGTTAGAAACGTCTGACAAGGCTCTCAGGGCCGCTACAGTCAATTTTTTTTGAAGCCCTTGACTGTCAGTTGACACCAGTGTAATTCTTCTGCCTTTTTCCGTTCCTTGATATTCCTGAACTATTAATCCTCCACCAAGAGTTCTGGCTGTGGAAGCATCCACTATTGAATAATTAAATTCATCCTCAAATATCATGTCACGGTCAAGAGTCACTGATCCTATTGTAGTTGTCATGTTTTACACCCTGTATGTTTTGGAAATAGTTCCACTTTCAGTAAAATATCTCACACCAATAACCTGATAATTTGAAACTACATAATTTGGAACACCATGTATATATCCAGAAAGTTTAAAATTTTTCATAAGCAAAACAAGTGCTGTTGGTTGAACCCTAAAACTTCCTGTATTAGCTGAAATCTCAGTTCCATTTCTTAATTTAACTTTTGCTTTACTTCCTGAAACACTTACAACTGTTCCATCAACCATAGGGTCTTTATACCCATGTGTCTCAAGGTAAAGTCTCATCTTACTTATTTCTTGATACCAAATAGTTAAAAAACTCCATGCTTCAGTTACATCAGCCATCGGACACCTCCAGATATTCTTCAGTTTCCATAGAAGCCCAAACACCAGTCTTGGTTATTGAAATGGAATAAGAAAGAACTTTCATCCTTTTATTTTCTAATCCAAGTCTGCTTTCTGTAACATCCACCCATTTTGAAGGATAGACATCCGCACTTTTATGTACTAATTGAGGAAAACTTCTTTTTACAGTTGAATAATAAGCTCCCTGATTTGGATCATCCAAATATCTTTTCCCTCTTGAAACTGCCATGCTCTCAGTTGTGATCATGTCATCTTCAATTGAAGGAGCTTCTTTATCCCCATCGCCACGAATTACTTTGACTTGGATTCCCATTATTCCACCGTAAATGTTTCATTTGCAAGATCATCCTCATCCGAACTCATATATCCAGAAGCAACCAGACGAAGCGTATGATCCCCGGTTTGCAAATCCTGTAAAGTTATATTTCCAAGTGGATCAGTTGTTCCTCTATAAACATCATCAATATACACTTCCACATCACCAACAGCAACATCAGAAGTGTAATCCTTAATGTTAATCGTTACATCTCTGAACACAGCATTCTCCATGCTTGTCACTGTAGTTGAAACTGAAAGTAAATCTCCACAAGTAGTTTCAACATAAACTGTAACTTCTCCATCATATTCAATTGGAACCTGAACATAACCATTTATCCAAGTTGTAAAATATGTTGTGTTTGCAAAAAGATGTTTCGATACTCCTTGATAATCAGGGCCACTTGAAAGAGAAACATTCTTGGAATATAAAGTACATACTGGAGTTGGAGGACTTCCTTCATCATCATAGTTTGTGATTGTAAATTTATCTCCTCCTAAGACATCACTGAAATCACTACAACACGGCCATGTCAGAGAACCCTCTCCTTCAGTGAACTCCACTTGTTCTGTGATCGCTTCATAACCATCAATCTTGTATTTTAAATCAAATGGATAACCAACATAGGATGCTGTAGCAAAAAGAAGACTAACTTCTACTCCAATAGATGAATATGCTCTACTGAATTTTTCAGGATCACCATAATACCTGAAATAAAAATATCTGTGTTGGAGATCATTGTTTATACCAAGAACATTTTTCATTCCATCAATGTAATTCGATTCAACTTCAAGTTGAACACCGCTACAATCATCTTCCGGTTCATCGTCAGTTATATCTGCTGAAAAAGAAGAGCCTCCTCCATCTTTATCTTCTAAAAAAGCATTATAACTTTCTACAGGTTCCGTTACATCACTTGTTCTCGCTCTGGAAAACATTGTGAGATATTTTACAGAAACAACTTTATATTTATCCTCATCAAAAATAATACCGGGACCTAAATCACTTTCAGGATCATCTGAATCATACGAATCTTCTATATCCTGATCACTTGGTCCACCCATTACATCCTCATATAAAATTGAAGCTGAAGTAGAATATTTCCCAACTTCAACTGTTTCATTAGCATCTATTCCATCATAATATGGTTTTGATAAACTTCCTTCTCCTTCAAAAAACACAACATCTTCTTCAACTAATTCAGTTTCAAGACCAGAAACAGATAGCTCATTGCCTTCACTATCATAAACTTTATCTATTAATTCAGGATCACCATAAATTTTAAGTTCTACATCTCCTACTTTAGTGGAAGAAAATTCTACTAATAAACCAGAATCAGAATCAGAATCAGAATCAGAATCTAAAGAAACAGAAGCAGATATAATTCCATCACATTTTGTTTCATAATAAATTCCATATTGATCATATTTCTCTGGATGACTTAAAAAAGAATTGGGAACATTAATATCTCCATAATGATAAATAGTATTATATGTGACATAAACTGCAATTGGAGGTATAACATCATCCTCACCATAAATACTAAAATCATGGTCCACCTTTATTTCTGTGGAATGTTGAGTTACAGTTAAACTTGTTCCTGCACCTGGAAAATCATAAGTTATATTATTAAAATATGGTTTGGATAAACTACCTTTTCCATCAGTTAAAATTATAAATTCCTGAATCTTTTTATATTTAGAATATGTGGGTTTTCCAACATAACCTCCAGCAACATCATAACCAGTTTCAATTAAAGAACTATCACCATAAAGTTTAACCCCACAAATACCATTTCCTTTATATGTCATTTCTAATTGGAGTGAGGAACATTTACCCTCATCAGCATTGGAAGTTCCATCAAGATCAACAGTTAAAATAGAGTTAACCGATTTATCTGAGAAATAAAACATCGCACTGGTTTCTTCCTCAGTTGACACAATAACTTTAAAGTCCATATAATTTGTTTGGTAAGAAACAGATTGAACAGCAATTGGAATAGAATTACTTCCTTCAACATCAGAATTACCGTCTTGATCAAAAACACTTTTAGACCCACTACCCCATGTCAAAAGAACATCTTCAGTTGTAATTTTTACTCCAGACCCAATAAAAGAAACAGACATTCCAGATAAAGCATAGCTTATAGGAGTTAATCCATCAGGATGATAATAATAGACTCTCACAGTTCTGGCTATATTCAATTGCCATCTATCCTCATCATTCAATTCAATCACTTCATATTGAAGTTGAGGGGAACTTTCTGTTCCTTTACCACTGATCGTTATTGCATTATATCCTTGAGAATATTGATTGGACTCAGTAAAGGAAACTATATGATCGAGATCGTTATATGATTCAACTGGAATTTGTTCCTCTACCGAATAATAATCAATAGTGAGACTTCCATCAGGATGAGCATTGATCTTTGCTCCAATTATATCAGCCAAGGATGAAATAATTGAAATTGGAGTTTGTTCATCAACTGAAAAGGTTCCTTCATACACCATGAAATCTTCAACATTCCACGTTACAGACAAACCTTCTTTACAATAATTCGTAAGGATATGTGAAATGATTTCTGAAACTTTCACATCACCAGACTGCCAAGGATGAGAAGTTTCTTCTGTATCTTTCACAGTCCTTGCATATGGAGCATCGAGCCATGCCTGTTTTGTTCTTCCCCATACAGAAAAAACTGTTCCATCAATCTCGATTGGGACTTCACGTTCTTCACACATAAATTCATAGGTTTTTGATCCAATCAAAATCTTTATGGTAAGCTCACCTTTATTTATGTTTGGATCAAATTCATCCCAAAGATCAAGTGAATTTATACTCAAATCCACAGAATGACAGAACCCATCAGTCATGGATATATTTGCAGATTCAAACCATTTAAGGATTGATCTTGTTCCTTTCAGAATATTAATTGGAATAGCCATTTTTCATCCTGTATGTTCTTCTGTGAAATAGAAATACGTCAGACTTGCCAATTGAGGATTGTAATTTGGTGATTCTGGATCAGTTAATCCTGATTCAAAATTTGCTTGATCTTGTTCTGGATCAGTATAAGTTGGAGGAGTAGTTTGAGGATCAATGTTATTCTTTAAAGTTAAAGTTCCTTCAACTTCATTCTTGTCTGTAAGTTTATTCCTTAAGGTAAGATTCCCTATAACTGGTTCTGTCAATCTATTCAGGATTTGTAAATTACCTTCCACACTTCCAATCAGACTATTTATCAAAGTTAGATTACTATTGATCTCAGTTAATGGAGGAATATCATATTTAAGGATTAAGGAAGATTTCACTTCATTTATTACATTCAAATTGTTTTTCAGGATTAAAGAATTTCCTGCAAGCAAATGATGTTTCAGAATCAAAGATGAAACTACGCTTTGTATTCTTTTCAAATACCATGTTTGATTTAAATTAAAATCACCTATTGAAATTAATTTCTCTAAGGATTTTAATAATTCAAAACTGGAATAAATATCAAAATCACCGAGACTTCTGGTTAATATTCCTTGTAAATCTTGCACAAGATCAATGGACATTGTTGAATCGAAACTCATTCCTTCTATTGTTTTTAATGCTTCCAATAATTCTTTTGTTAAACCAATAGAAAAATCAGAAGCAAAATCATTCAAGGATAAAGATTTAACCATTTCAATCAAATCTTTTGTTAATTCTAAAGAATAAGTTTTATTGAAATCTCCTAAGGATAAAATTTTCAACCATTCGTAAACAAATTTTTCTAATTCCAAAGAAAAAGTTTTATTAAAATCTCCCAAAGATAAATTAGCTGCATAACTATCATATGCAGATGTTGGTGGAGTAAAATTACTTGTCCATCTGGCTATGCCTTTGCTGATTCTGAATTCATCGAGCCATCCAGACAAACCCTCAAAAAAAGAATTGTAAGCAATACCAATACTAAGATTGGTTGAGACATTTGGCCAATTAGACGCATCATTACTCGTTACTGTATCATCATTAACACCATCAATATATATTTTACACGTCCCGGATGCCCGTACAACTGCAATATGATACCAAGTATTTATACTTAATCCTGGTACTGTTTCGATATACGCATGATCAACATTCCCGTATCTTCCAATAAATCTCAATTTTCCAGTGGTGGGGAGTATCCTGATAAACCATAGATTTTCGGTGTCTGCCGTTGTTCTTTGTCCAATAATATTTTGGTTTAAAGTTAATGTGATTGTACGAACCCAGAAATCAATAGTAAAATCCCCAGTTCCAAAATACCAATCATCTGAATCCGGGATTGTTAAATAATCGCTATTCCCATCAAACAATCCGGATGCACCGCCAAACTTACTTTGAGCAGTGTCTATTTGTGCAGTTCCATATTTGGTTACAGTTTTAGGAAAAAGACTGGAATCTGTGAAAGTTGTACTTCCATCAGCACCATCCATATGGAGCATTAATTTGGTATAGGAATCAATTCCAGCCATAAATCACCTTAGTTCAGATTCAAAGCGATTGCACGAAGACGAAGAGCCAATCCAGAAGCTACAGATACAGTTTCTCCAAAATCAGAATGTCCAGCAAGAATCTTATCTGCATGAGAATTAACATAAATAACAGCGCAATCAGTATCTTCAATTGCACCATCAACAGCAGTCCAAAGATTCTCTCCTGAGAAATAGATTCTGGCTCGATTATTCGTATTATCCTGAACCAATTCACCAGAAGTCATCAACTGACCACCAGTTGTATATCCATTGCCAGAAGATATTTCTTCTCCACTAACATCAGACCATTTATTCTGAGTAGAGTTATCAAACGTAAAAGTGGTTTTCATCAAAGCAATTTTGAAATCATCTGTAGAACAGTCCACTTCTTTCTTCATACATCCATACTTAAAACGATTTGCGGTTGTGTTTACAATAGTCATGATCTTCTCCTTATGCGGATTCACCTTCCCAATTTAAACGAACAGAATTATTTGACAGAGCAGCACATCCAGCAGGAACTACTTCTTTAATCCAAATGGGTTTAGCTGCATGTTTTGTGGTAAAAGTAATAGTATTTCCAGTGGCCCATGTACCACCCCATCCAGTTTTATCAATCTTGAAATAATAACTGGTTCCATTTGCTGGCATGAAATTCGTTCCAATAGTTCCGGAACCGATGCTGCCAGTTACAGCACCCGTTACACTAAATGCAGTGGAACTTGTAAATGTCAAAGTCCAATCCTCAGAGATCGTTCCGATATTATATAGAACCAAAGGATAAGTTGATTCATCGTATGTTCCAGCAGAACTGGTTTCAAGCCAATTGGAGGACTCTGGTTTTACTTCACCCAATTCGACCACTGTTGATACCACTGTATCACTGGCATCAAAATCCGCTTCTAAGGCCCCTGAGAAGGTCAAGGTGGCTATGTTACCAAGCCACGAGGGTGAACCTACCAGTTGAACCTCAGCGTTGTTTGTACCGTCATCTAAACGCAATAAAATCGATTCACCAGAAAACACCCCATCATTCGTGTCATAAGCTACTTCCATGGATGATTCACCAGATAAAAGATTTGTGTTCAATATTCCTGAACCAAACCAATTTGTGTAATCATCTGCATCGGATTGAATATCAGAATCAGTTCCTTCCACCATTCTGAAATAATCTTCTCCACTGGATAACATCCCAATGTAAAGTTTTGTGGTTTCCAAAACGATATCAGAAGAATTTTCATTCTTCATGAAAACCTTCCTGTATCTGGTTACACCAGCAGTACGTTCGGCAGATTTCACATTTGGAAACAAATTGTTTAAAGTGTTTGTCGTTACTCTGTTCGCACTGATCTTTCCACCATTGGTTGTTGTATTATTCACCGAGGTGGATTTAAAAAATTTGATGTCTGTATTTGCTATTGCCATAATGACTCCTTAAACTGTTACCAAACGTGATCGTCTCATATTGGCTACCATCCTCTGGACTACGTTTCCTTCACCTTTCAACTGATATGAATCATTTCCAACTTTAAACTCCACAACGTATGTTTGTGCTGATCCTTGATTCACTGTTTGCTGTGTAGGATAATAACTACTTGTTTTGGATTCTGGAAGAACTGCACCACCAAAATTAAAAGATTTTGTGAAAAGATTTGACATCATATCTGAAGTGGACAAACCCAGATTATTGAACATCTCAGCCAATCTTAATCCTCTTTTCTTTACCGCTTCTTTTCTAAGTACAAATTCTCCTGGTTCAAGTAAAGCAGGAATAATATCCCCACCACCATAACCACTCAATAACCCTGAAAAACCTCCAGCAGCAAACTTCCTTATTTTATTTACTATACCACCAAGATGGTAAATGTCAGAACCACCTTCTGGAGTTGCGTATGAACCTCCTGAAGAACCACCGCTACTTTCTGTAACTGTTTTGAGAACTGTTGTAATTGTGTGTGTTACTGACGTATCCTTTAACTGATTCTGGTATTCTACAGCCTTGATTAATTGATCCAATCCATTTACAAAAATATTATATGTAAAATCTTCACTTTGGAGAGCATCAGCTTTTTCTTTTATCAGATCAAGTAAAGCTGTTGGAGCTTGTGCTTCTTTGGATTCACCTTCATATGCTTTTGCATTTACCGTATAATCAACAGGATTTGCTTTCACATGATCATTAAAAGCGGTCATTGAATTTTGGATGTTATTCATTCCTGTTTCAAAAGAAACTGTTTCTTTTTCTGTTTTTATTTTTGATTCAATTATCAAATTAACTGGATTAGAATCAATATGTTCTTTTAATTTTTTTATTTCTTCTTTTGCTTTATTAAGTTCTTCTTCCAATGTTCTTTCTTTACCAACCACTTCAGCTTGTATCTTTGGGGGATTAGCTTCCATTACAACCTTAGCATCTTCCACAGCTTTCTTTGCTACCGCCAATTGTTGATCCAATAAATCTGTTTTTAATTCAATTTGGATCAAACTCAAATCTTCCAATGCTTTTTTAAGATCAGCAACAGTTTTATTTAATGCTTCCAAAGATGCTTTTGCTTTTTCTTCCTTTATTGTTATTTCTTGGGCTGTGATTTTTTGAATCTCAACACCATAACTGGTTATTTCAGCTTTTAATCCTTTTATTTTTTCTTCCACATCTTTTATGGAATCCTCAACAGCTTTTTTCTCATCCTTAATTAATTTTACTTTATCATCATAATACTGTTTATCAAACGCATATTTTGCATCAGCAGATGTTTTTAAAGCAACTTCAATCTCCCCGTTTGTTCCTTTATGATCTCCAACCAACGAATCATTCAGTTTTTTTGCTTCTTCCAAATAAGAAACATCATTTATTTTCAAAAACTCAGAATAAAGACGATCTCTTTCTTTTAAATCATCATAATATTTCTGAGCATCGGACATACTGGTTTGTCTATAACTACGTTCATCCTCCAAACGCTGAAATTCTAATCCCTTTAAACTATCGTCCAAACTTTTCTTTTTGTTTACCAGAGCTTCATATCTTTGTTCTTCCTGTGTTAATGCAGAAACAGCATCTTGTAACAATTCAGCAATAATAGCTTTTTTACGGGCTAAATATTTTTCATCCAATTCACGTTTAGCATCATCCAACTTTTTAGCTGAAGTTGATTGCTCTGTATTTTTTGTTTCAACTTCTTTTTTTATTCCTTCAACAACAGAATAAACTTTTCCTTGATATTCAACCCATTTAACTCCTTGTTTATCAAGTTCTTCTTTTGTAAACTGAGTTTCAGCCACCAAATTATTTTTTATAAAATCATCAGAAAACAAAGCCTTTCTTTTATCACGATATTCAGCCCAACTGATTCCTCTTGATTTTAATTCCTCTCTTGTCATATTTGTTTCAGCAAGGAATAATTCATCAGTTGCTTGTTTCGTGCTTTTTGCTGCTGTTACAACATTTCCTTCATATGTAATTCTTTCAGAATATTTCTTTCCCAATAAACTAAGAGTGTCTTGATATTCCTGTTCAGAAACGGCCATTGTGTCTTGAAACGCTTTTTGACGTAAAGCCTGTACTTCATTGAAATACTTATTATGTATTTCTGTTTTTCCTCTTTCAATATTAGCTAAACTTTTTGTTGAATTTTCAAGAAGAGTCAGTTCTCTGGATTGTTCTATATCCAAAAGACTTAATCTGGTTTCCAAATTATCTCTTATGATGCCAGTTTCAAGCTGTGCTTTTTCTTCCACAGCTTTAATTGCTCCATCATAAGATTCTTCAATTTTACTTAACAAAGACTCAATAAGAGTGAGTTGATCCTGTATATTCTGTTCTCGTGCAGACAATTCAGAATTCATTGCTTTAATTGCTTCAGCATTTGTTTTCCCATAAACAGAAATGATTTCTGTGGAAACTTTTTCAGCTTGTTCAACTTCCAATTTGGAAACTCTTACTTTATTTTCTAATTTAGCTTGTTCAGTCTGCACAGAAGAATTGAACTCGGCACTGCTTCTTTGTTTCAAAGCATCATAATATAAATCCAGAGTTTCAATTTTTTCCTTTGAAAGAGTTCTTTGTTTTTCTATAATCAGTTTTGCTAATTGCTCTTCTCCAATTTCAATCTGATTTCTTGCTGTTGCATATTTATCTTTAAGGGCATCTATTTCTTTTTGATTTGAACCTTCATGTATCTTTGCATCCTGTTCTTTTGCAGCAGCCAAAGCATCATGTGCTTTTTTCAAATAATTTTCAACTAATCCAATTTTTTTATTTAATAATTCTTGTTCTCTATTAAAAGTTTCTAACTGAGATTCAATACTTCCTTTCTGAAATTCAGAAATAGCTTCCAATGATTTCATACTGTATTTCAAAACAATGGCTGATTTAATTGCTTCTTTATCCTCAACAATGTCTGTATGCTCATTTGCCCATTTTTCATATTGTGCAAGTTCTTCATTCAACTGAACAGACATCTTTGTCAATTCACTTCTTTGAGATACAGTCAAAGATTCATACATTTCCTCTAAACCTTCCAACATCTCTTTACCACTTGCTTTGATAGCTAAATTCTGTTGCTTTTGCTTTGTAACAAATTCAGAAATCTGATCGGAAACAATTTGAAATCCGTCTGCTGTCAAATTTAATGCTTTGGCCATTGCTATGGTTTCTTCCTCACTATAACCCATAGATATTCCAGTTTCATATAACTGAGAGGCCAAAGACTTTAATGTTTTTTCATAGGAATCATTTTCTGTTTTTAATTGTCTTGTATTATCAATCCAACCAAAAGTAATTCTATTTAAAAGTTTATGTTCTGTGGATAATAAATTAATCCAATATTTTTGTGATTTAAGGGAATCAGTCATTTTCACAAAACTCTGTTGAGCAGTTTTTAATTCCAATTTAGTTAAAACCGTACTCAATTCTTTATAAGAAAGACTGTTTAAATCAGTAGCATTTGCTTCCTTTAAAAGTACTTCAGTCAAATCTTTATGTTCCAAAGAAAATCTTTTTAAATGAGAAGCAAAAGCGACTTCATCTTTTTGTGTTTTCTTCAAATTCTCGTTTAAAATTTTGTAAAGATCAGAATTTCCTTTTAATTGGATAGCCTCTTCTCCTAAAGCTAAGATTGAATTTTTAAGGGAATTTCTATAATTATTATATGCTAAAATTAAAGAGGAAATTATTGCTACGGAAAAGAATATAACTGGATGCATTGCAGCTATAGAATTTTGAATAGTTTTTAAAGAAGCGATAAATCCTGTTGACATCGTTACAGACAAAGCCATAGAATAATTCCATGTTTTTACTGCAATAGTTGCTAAAGTCAAACCTCCTACAAAAGCTGTCAAGGAATTTGTCAATGTACTCATATAAGAAGGAAGCGGTACTGCTATCAAATCTCTTGTTTGAGATATAAGCAAACTCAATACAGATAAGGTTTCAGAAATTAAATTGGAAATTCCTGCTTCACCTATTGTAATAGCTAATTCTTTTAAACGAGAAATTAAATTATCAAATTTAGCTACGATACCTTCCATCTGATCTCCGGCCATACGAGCAGCTTCACCGGAATCATAAAGAGAATCTAAAGCTTGTTGATAATCTCCTTGTTTAAAAGCTCGTACAATGGCTATTGCTGCATTTGCCCCTCTTTGTCCAAATAAACTATAAGCCTTTGATGTATTGACAACTCCTCTTTCATTATCAAACAAAACACTGGTCAATGCCTCTAAAGACTCTTTATAACTGGATGTTAAAGGATTTATTTTATCTAAAGAAACACCGGCTGCTGTATATGCTTCACGAAGTTTTTGACTTGGAGCAACAAGTCTGGACAAAACTTGACGAAAAGCTGTGCCCATTGTGGAAGCTCTCATACCTGCATCAGCCATGACCATTAAAGAAGCAGCAGTTTCTTCAACGGATAAACCCATTTGAGAAGCAGTTAATCCAACATAATTGAATGCAGTTCTTAATTTTTCAACTGAAAGTTTGGATTCATTAATTGCCACAGCCATAACATCAGCTATTCTTGTGGATTCAAGAGAACTCATGTTAAAAGCAATCATTGTGGATGTAAGCAAATCCACAACAGGTTCCATTTTTTCCAAAGTACCTGTGGCCAAATTAACTGCGGCTTCAATTGTATTAATGGATTGAACAGCATCCAATCCAGCCTGACCCATAATCTCCAAACCATCAGCTATTTCTTTTGTGGAGTATCTTGATTCTTTGGCAACATTCCTCATAACATGACCAAGAGCAAATATTTCCACAGATGTTGCGTTCGTTATGGCACGTAAACTGGCTAAGGATTGATCAAAATCAGCTACAGCAAGTGCTGCTGTACGTATAGCCTGTGTTAATCCATATAAAAGAGCAGCAGATGCATAATACATCGCCAACTCTTTTATCTTTATAACAACTTGATCCATTAAGGGAATTTGATCTTTATATGCTTTCTGTAATGCTTTTTGGGATTCTGCTACTTCTTTTGCTTTCTGTACTTCAATTTCTCTTGCTTTTACGAGTTTATCAAGTTCTTCTCTTGCCTCAATATTAGTTTTACTTTGGTTTGCAATGGATGTGTTTAATTTTTTAATTTGTTCCTCATATCCCTTCATAGGAGGAAGTAATTCATAAATACCGTTTCTTACTCGATCAGTTACTTCCTTTGCAACACCCTGTTCTGTAGCATAATTCAATATAGCATTGGCTGTATTTTTATTTGCAGAAGCAGTGCTATTCAGAACAGTTTCCTGATCTCTTAAAGTATTCTCAAATTTCTTTGTTTCATCATTTATTTTTTGAGTATATTCAATTAATCCTTGCTGATTATTTTTATATTGGTCAGAACCTTTTGCAGCCTCAATCAAACTGTCAGCAATATTCCTGTTCTGTGTGATTAAGGATTCAGCAGTCTTTGCGTATTTTGTGATTGCCTCTGCATTATATTCAATTGCAGCCCGATTTGTTTCATGTCCTTCAGTTCTCTTTTTCAGTGCATCAGTATAAGCAGGAACATAATCAGAAAGCTGTCTGACCGCTTTATTTAATCCATAATATTCTTTACCTAATTCCTGAACAGAAAGTAGATCACTGTGATTTGCAATAAGGTGTTTCATCACACCATTGGTATTGGCGTCAATTTCTTTTGTAAGTGCCTGATATACCGTTCCTTGATCGGACAGTCTTTTATTTAAAACATCTTTTTCATTGGATAATCTTTTAGATAATTCTGTTGCAGTTAAAATTTTACCATTCGAATCAACAAAAGATTTTCCAGATGCTTCCATTTTATCAATCAAGACTGACTGCATGGATGCAACTTCAGAAGAAGCCTTTGAAAACTCATTTGCTCGCTTCGTTATATTATCCCAATGTTCTCCACTTTTCTTCTGTGTTTCACTGAACTTTGTAACTGCTCCAACATAATTTTCACTTTGATTCGTGAGTTTTGTTAAAGTAACACCAAAATCACTCAAAACAGTTTTTGTGTTTATTACTCCATTGGATAAATTTTTGTATCCTCCATCAATAGCTTTGATGGAACCATCCAACACATGATTTGCCAATGTGGTTAAAGTTGTGCTGTCTTTTAAAGCATCCTGAGCTTGACCATAGGAATGCATTGAAGGAGGAATTGAGGAAAGATGATCGTGGACAGATTTTAAAGACTTTGCAAACTTGACGCTTTCTTGTGATGTAGCATCATAATTTGTTAATCCATCAGTAAGGGCATTAAAAAAAACTTGGCCTTTTTCAGCAGTGGATACAAAAACTTTACCTAAAGCAGTGGTTTTAAAAACAGCATCGGTTAAATCAATTCCTAAATTTTTATTTGCTCTACGAATAGCTTCAACTGGAATGGCTCCAAGTTTTGCACTATTCGCATATTTATCTATGGCTACACTGGCCATGTTTGCTGAACTACTGAATTCCTTAAAATCCCCTGCTGTTCCTTTAACAGTCAATTTATGGAATTCATCGTCCAACTTTCTCAGTTCAGATAAAGCACCTTCAATTGCTACCTTATTCCCTTTTAATTGTTCTTTAACAAGTTTGGATGCTTCAGCATAAAGCTCACCTCTACGCTTGCCCTCTTTCTGGGCTTCGTTCATTTCCTTCTGAGCTTTTTCAGCTTCAGTCAATTCTTTGGTTACGTTTTGATTTGCATCACTAACCTTCTTCATCTCATCACTTATTTTGGATAAAGAAGAAACAGATGCATCTATGGAAGTTGTGAGGGTTTTTATGGCTGAGGAAACCCCAGCCATATTATCTTGGAAGGTTTTTGCAGAGGGGAATAATGATTGGATAGCTTCTCTTAGTTTACCAATACCTGCGAGAGCATCCGTTACATCAGCAGTAAATTTGGTGGCAAGTACTTGATCGGCCATAGTCTGTCCATCCTTTTATAACAAATCACCAGTAACTTTCTTGAAATGACTCATCATTTTTTGGGTCAGACTATCCCGATCCTTGTCGTTCAGTTTCTCATATTCAGCAGGATCACCGAATAAGAAATTGTTTTGTTTTTTTGCAGTAGGAGTCTGTTGAGGAGCAACATCAAGTTCTTTATCAAGGTCTATCCCATTTACAGCGGCCAAAAATCTGTGTCGTTTATATTCTCTTTCCTGATATGATTCATATAGGAAAAAGAGTTGACACATGCTTATTCCACCGTCTCTCCAGGACTTTCTGAGGATGTCATTGAGTTTGTATCCATAGACTTCACAGACTGTTGAGATTGCCTCTCCGAGACTGATTCCTTCTTCTTCTCCAAGAGGCTCTTCACGTTTTTTGATAAAGACTCATAATTCACTTCGTAAATCGCTTTGACGATAACCATCATCTGTTCATTGGACATTTCTTTGAGAACTGCTTCAGGACTTTCAGTTTCATCCAAAACCATTTTGAGGATTTCAGAAGCATTCGTTCTGATCTGTTCCAACATGAAAGCGACAAAAAGAAGATCGTTGTTCTTCACATCCTTGTTCGTCATAAAGACTTGGAGGGCTGAAGTTACAAGATTTGTGGCAGTGAGTTGATCGGAAACTGATAAAGGATAAATTTTGATACTCCTCAGATTACGAATGCCAATTTCGACATCCTTAATCTGAGGATTGAGACGAACCATTTCATCTGACGTATTCATAACATTCTCCTTAAAGGATTGTGGGGGTATCTCTACCCCCGTTTGAAAAAGGATTTACGCAAAAGCAATTCTGCCCAGAGGTTTATCATCCCATGCAGAGTTACCACCTGTTACTTCACTGTCAGCACGTTTTGCTTCAAACACAATCGGTGCAGCAGCAGCATCTTCCATCTTCAGATCAAGTTCCATAGATGCTGAAACCTGCGCTCTCGGAAAGATGATAGACATAGTATTTGTGCCATTGGGAAAAGTGTAAATCGCCTCCATACGTACATAATCCGGACTGACACGACCACCCAATTCAATCTCACCAGAATGCACATCGGTGTAGGTGGCAGGGTCTTTACCATAAGCAATTGCCAGATTGTATGGAGTGATTTCTTTGAATGCACACTCAAGCGAAGCTGCTTCACGGATTGCAGTTGTAAAATCTTCCAACAGAGGAAAACCAGATTCGAGTTTATACCAATCAGTTTTTCCGGTAAATTTGGTGTTTGCCAATGCCCCAATAGAATCAGATGCAGTCAAAGCAGGATGAACAGATGCAATGTGAGTTGCAGCTACTCCTACTCTGATCTGAGCTAATCCCAATGCGATAGTCGAGGAATCACGAGTCGTCGGCCCGGTACGTGCCATAATAAAATCTCCTTATTTAAAATTATTACAAAAGAAAAAGTAATTTACGTCAGATTTTAGGAAAACCTAATTGAAAATCGATCATGACTTTCTTTACCAAAAAAATGAAGAGAATGCAAACAGTTTTCAAATGTCCTTTGTAAACACAGGAAAGAAGTTGAGAACATTTTTATGTCCACAACTCCTTCTCAAACATTTAATCTGCACATTCCCATGAATAAGAATTTCAACTGGTGGATCAGTTCGATCTTCACTTTTCCCAAATATAAACTTCCACACTCCATTTGGAAGACGTTCAATCAATCTCTTACCACATTTTTCACAATTAACAAAAACCTTTTTATCACTCATTTAGAAGCCATCCTTGCTGTAAGAGTGAAAATTGAAAATTTTGATTTGTCTGGAGCTTCAAGACCACCTTTTCCTTCATCACACTCTGTTACAACCATAGCTCCATTCCGAACCTTTGTAACTGCATCATAGAAAGGGATTCTCTTTAATCCATCTGTAGTTGTGTTGTCTGTAAAAGCACCTACAACCTTATCACTCAGTATGGAAAGATTATCTCCTTCATAATCCCTTCTGGTCACACAATAGATTGTAAAATCAAATGCTGATAGAACTTCTCTATCCAATCCACCAATATCAACAAATATCCATTCAGATTGTGATTCTGCTGGAGGAAGAAACTCATCAAATATCGGTAATATTCCCAAAGAATCATGAAGTTCTTCCAATATGAATTTCTTTAAGGAATAAATGAAATTTCTTTTCTTGGATGTAGAATCAAGTTCCATACTGTGCCTTTATCATATCACAAAGATTGTGCATTTGATCTAAGAAAGTGGATTTGAATTTTAAAACACTTTCAAAAATATCTGGATCAACATCCAAATGTGAATTATCCAATAATTCAAGGAGCATTTCAATTTCAGTCAGTGTGAGTTTTGCTGTTACCGTAACTTCTTCCGGTTTAATATTAATTATATCCATTAGAACATTCCTTTAAACTTTTCAGATATTTTCTGTTGAAAATCTTCTTTTATCTTTTCATTCCAAAATCCACTATACACAATTTCTCGTGTTGGATTAATTACAGGACGTGCTGGTTGAGGGCCAACACTGACTTTACCTTTTGAAAAAGCTCCTCGACCAAATTCATTATAAAATAAATACTTCCAAATTGGAGTTCGTCTATCCATTTTAAATGAACTTGATTGTTCAGGAAGTATATTCTCATCTATGCCAACAGAATATCCTCCTATTGTTTTTGTTACACCAAAAGCATTGTACAGATAATTATAATTAATCCAAAAATCTTGAGGTCTTCCATGTTCTGCTTTCCAATTTTCCCAATAATTGGATAAAGGGGAAAATGCACCTGCAAACTTCTGGCTTGTGATATTCAAGATCAATTCAATTTTAAACTCATCAGCCATTTTCTTTACAGAAAGATCAGCTTGAGAAACAAAATCTTTTATGAAATTCTGAAATCCTGTTTCTATAGTTCTCAATTCTGGAATGATCTGTACGTTAATCAATGTTCCACCACAAACCCATTTAGAATATTCACTATCGGTTCACGTTCATTTGCAGGAAATAAGCATTTTGTGCTGATCTTTATTTCTTTCCTGAATAATCGTGGGCATATGGAATACTTTTCGTTTCCTAAACTCTTATAAAAAGCGAAGCATTTTGTTTTCGGTTCTTCCAATAAAACTGGAATGGATTCAAGTAAGGATTCGTCCAATGCTTCGTTATCATGCAAAATCATATACCAATCAGTTTGTATTCCTTCATAATCAATATTCTCAAATTTGTCAATAAAAACAATTTCTTTGATTGAGAAGGAATCACTTTCCAAAGACTTGATTGTTTTCTCCCTATTTGATGCAGGATGATTCGATTTCTTTATAAAGAGAGTCAATTCCATTTTTTATATTTCTCCTCTAAGAGATTGCGATACTCAATCATTTTCTCAGATGAAAGACCTTTCAATTGGACTTTTGTTTCATATTTTCCCGGAGTACCTTTATACCAGAACACATCATCCTTATCAAACTGCACATCATACTTCTCCGGATTCATATAAATATCACTGCCCGGCATTGGTTTGAAAATACTTATATCCAAATCATCCGGTTGTGTCTTTTCAATCCATTCAATCGTCTCATTAATCGTTCTTTCAGTTTCTCCTGGAAGACCAATGATGATAAAGGTCTTTGCTCTGATTCCGTGTTCTTGAAGAAGTTTGACAGCTTTGTGGTTCGTCTCTGGGGTAGAACCCTTCGTATTTCGAGCCAGAATCGCTCTGGAGCCACTTTCAACACCCAACCCTACTTCTACCATTCCCATTCTTTTAAGGTCTCTACAAACGGCTTCTGAGATCAAATCGGTACGGGAAAAACTTCTGAAGATAAATTTGCTGTCTGAATAGTAATCTGCAATCTGTTTCAGTCTGGATTTCGAGGATGTGAATACATCATCAAAAATCATAAATGCATCGAATCCAAATTCAACATTGATCTGATCTATTTCCTTGATAACATTCTTTGCTGATCTCAACTGCATATAACCAGGGATTCTTCCACAAAAACTGCATTTTCCCATACAGCCGCGTGTAGTCATGATTGGAGTAGCTTTTCTTCCATTGATCGTATATTTATAATCCTTCACTGGAAGAAGATGTCTATTTGGAATTGGAAATTCATTAAAGAAAGCGAACTCATTATGATTCAATTGTTTATTGAACAATTTGAACAATTGTTTCAATTCATATCCGAACACCACTTCATCCGCACCAGCATTAATACAATCCTGACGTTCATGTGTTGCATGAGGACCACCTACAACCACAAAATGTCCTTGCCTCTTAAAATAATCGATTAACTCAAAGCCTTCTTTCTTCTGAGCAGTAGTTAAGGATATACCAACAAATTCTGTATCGATCATGTCCGGAGTATGCCCGATTCCCATATCATAGCATTTCACTTCAATATCTTTTGTTTCCAAACATGAAGCAATATAAAGAATACCGAGTGGAGGAAAAACACCTGAATCAATCAAAAAAGGACTATTTGGGAAAACCAATGATATTTCATTTTCCATTAGTTTCTCCTTTGAAGTACTACATCAAAGGTTTCACTAATATGAGGAATAGTATCAATCTGAATCAATTTCAAACATGTTAATTCAGGAAGAATCTTCTCTTGAAAAAGTTTTGGTCCTATGTCAATTTGATGTGAAGGATTACTTCCAGGTTCACCAGCTTTCGGATATCTTCCACCTTCAATATCAGGCATCAACAAAACAATCCTACCTTCTTTGGCTAAAGATACTGACCAAACATTAAGATAAAGAATCATATCATCAATTGTTGGAAGGTCTTCAAGCATATGAGAACTGAAAATAAAATCAAACAAATCCTCACCATTCAGACAATGTAATCCATCTGAAATAATGAATTTCGGTCTGGCTCTCTCTATATTCAATTCATCTTTTCGTTTTAAAGATTGCTTAATTGCTTCAAGAGCTATCGGCTGTTCACTTTGATCCCCATAAATATCACATAAAGGACGAAGTAAAGGACAACTACCACATCCAATATCAGCACCTCTTCCATAAAGATATTCTTGAATATAAGCTACATTTTTTTGGAATTGAGGTCTCACTTCAGTTTCCACTTTTTCAAGAGTATTCATTTTCTTCCTTTCATGGATTGCAATTAACCGTAAATCCCACCGTCATTCAATTCTTTTTGATAAAAATCCATAGCCTCTTTTGGATCAGGGAAATCAAGTCGTTCATCACTGATAACTTCAAATGGAATATGATTCAACCACCAAAACGATAAATCTGGAATAGGAACATTTGATCCATCACAATCAAACTTCATGTAATCTATGAAACTTAATTTAGGATACATTCTCAGGACATAATCAATGTTTTCACCACAAAACTGAGGTCGTATGGCAGAAATCCATTTGTGAGGTAATGCTCCTCTGAAAGGTTGGCCCCAATGTATTCCTTTTCTCAGTTCAAATAATTTATGGGGAATTGAAATAAATCCTTCTGGAGCTATTTTCTGTATTTGATCTAATACATATTCTGGATTTGAAATATGTTCCAATGTCTGTGAACAAATTACAAAATCAAACGGTTTTTGATAACTCAAATGTTCCCAAACAAAAGGGCTTTCGATATTTCCTTGAATAATTTCTTTATCCCAAAATCCCTCAAACTCTTTCATCTCAGGATATCGTTTTGCCCATTCTTCAGGACACATCAAATCAACATAATGAGTCACATACGGTCTTGCCCAGGGTCTTTGAACTCCTCCTAAATCAAGAACCTTTTTAAAGTTATTCCTTTTCAAATGATCTCGAACATATTCTTCTTCCTGTGATAATAAGCCTAACGATATTCGATAAATCACTTATAGATTCCCCTTATCTTTAACCACATAAACGATTGAAAAAAATTGACCAATTGGATTTTTGAAAAATTCATCAACTGCTTTCTTTGGTCCACCATCCTTAAACCCATCCCACCCATAATCATGGAAAGCCATCACACCACCCATCTTCAATTTTGGCCAACATATAAGGATGTCGGATTTAACTCCTTCATAACTATGAAGTCCATCTATGAAAATAAAATCGAATCTATTATCATTGAATAAAGGAATAACTACTTTTGATTCCCCAACACAAGGAAAAATATTATCGCAATCTTTAGTATTCTCCATAAACTCATTAAAAGTGATTCTTACGCCCAATTGATTCTGACCACTTCCATCAGCAGCAAAAGTATCCACACAAACAAGTGATTTTGCAAACTCTGAAATGATTACAGCAGATTTCCCTTTATAACTTCCAATCTCAAGACAGTCTTTTCCTTTTGATAATTCCTGTAAAATAGAAAATTCATCATCGTGAATCCATCCGTCAACTTCTCTCCAGTTTTTCATTTATTTCTCCAATATTCAGGATTATCAAAAATCTGAACTTCTGGTTTGGTGTTACATTCAAAGACATCGGCTGTTAATCCAAGTTCCTGCCTTCTCAATTTATTCCTCAACCATTTCTTCTCGATTCTGATTCTGTCTCTATAATCATCCTTTTCATAATGGATGATATTTAATTGTTCAAGAAGAAATCCTTGCTTTAAATGTCCATCCAATTGGTGATGGGGTGAGTTAATCCAGTGCATATGGAATGATTTTTTTATCAATCTTGGTTGGAAGTCTGGGAATTGGCCGATTTGATGGGACTTGATAGGCCATCCATCATCATCAATTACAGCATGGGGGGTATCAGGATAACGCATTGGTTCAAATGTTCTTCTGGCAACTGATAACAGATCACAATCGGTTGTTTCTGGTTTGAAATTGCTGAGGAACTGTTTCAAATCATCAGACATTCTTTCATCAAAATCAAGGATGAAAAACCATTCACCATTTGGAATGTAGGATAATCCGATATTGGATTGAGAACACTCCATGTTGTGAAACCAATCCAACCAAGGATGAATATATGTTCTGACTTTACTAAATTGATTCAATTCTAAAACAGTGTAGTCTGTAGAACCTCCATCAATCACAATTATATCATCGACCCAAGGAAGATCATGGAAATCACCGATGCATCTTTTCACAAACTTTTCTTCATCCAAACATTTCAAAAGAAACTTCATTTTATTATTCCTTTCAGGATTGCATTGACCTTCTATAAACCCCATTTACACATCCTATTTTATTAATATGGCTTCTTGAAACATTAAATTTATCACTAATTATTCGATAAGGGACACCTTTTTTAATTAAATCCATTACTTCTTTCATTTTAAGTAAATTTAATTTATACAAATGTCTTCCTTTATTCCTCTTATCATCGCTGTTATCTCTTTTTGTCCCCAAAAACAAATGATCAATATTAAGACATGTCCTATTATCACATTTATGGCAAACACACATTTCTTTTGGGATTTTTCCTTTCAACAACAACCAAATTAATCGATGAGGACGAATACTTTTATTTAAATATGATGTTACTCCATATCCTCCGTAATCAATACATCCAGTCCATTCCAAACACCCTGAATCATTTTTAATTGTTTTAGATAAAATATAAGATAATTTTTCCTTAGAATGGTCCTCATTTTTACACTTCACAGAACAATATTTTCTGCCAATCCATTGTTTAACAGAACAATTGAAATCAGATTTATGGAATATCTTACCACAACATTTACATCTTTTGGAATTTTTCCTTTTAATAATCTGCATAATACTATTCCTTTTCGGATTGTAATAAAGTCAAAAGAGCTTTCTTTACTTCCAAAGGATTGATTGTGTTTATGCATGGACTTTGGCAATCACGTGCTTGCCCAAAACAATTCGTTAATCTCTTGCAAACACGAAGTTTATCAGGTTCCATGCAAATCAATTTATCTGGATCAGCAATAGGAGCAACAACACGGGCAGGTGCAGGCCCAAATAACACCACAACAGGGACATTGAGCGCACCAGCTAAATGTGATGGGAAAGAATCAATAACTACTGCTGCTTTTGCATTCTGCATAACATAGGAAGTTTGATTAAATGTCAATCCTCGATAATCCAAAGCTCCTTCACATACCATATCAGTCTTTGCGCCAATTTGTACAATGGGATAATCCAATCCTTTAATTACATGTTTCATATGAATATAAGTTCTGAACTGACTATCTCCACCAGTTGTATGCACTACAATATACGGTTTATTTGGAAGATCAACTCCTTCAGATTCACACCAGATATAAAAATCAGAAGCCTCTACCCCGGAAAAATAAGGATACATATCAGCCAGTTTCACATCCAAGGAATTAAAACCACCAGGAAGAATATGCTGACTATGTGGAGAATAAACTATTTCATATTCATTAATCTTATTTTCATTCCAATCAATCACTTCATCAATGTAAGGATTATTGTAAAGGATGTCTTTGAATATTGGCTGAGTCATATAAACAAGTTTCTTACCGGGATTCTTCTCTTTTATTCCTTTGAAGCACCTCGTAGTCATCAAAATATCCCCAGCAGAACTGTGCTGGACGAACAAAACTTCTTTCTTCTTTTTTGGAACATGATAAACAGTTTCTCTGTCCAAAACATCATTTACAATGGATGGGCTATTGAGAAAACTCTGGATAAAACTGTGTTTTGCTATTTTCATCCTGTCTGTTTCAACATGAAAAGCAAATTCCATCTGATCGATCAATTCGGAAAGATTACAGGAATTAGATTCAATCCAAGTATTTCCTCCATCAGACTGAACTGGAATATAATTGAGATCGGTCATACCGACCAGGAAAACACCCAATGCTTTATAAAAATCCTTATGTGCTGTAGAATCTGAGATTACACACTTTGTTCCACAAGCCAATGCCTGAATAACTGTCCATGATAAGCCTTCCTGCATAGAGCAGTTCACAAGACAATCAATCGAATTGTATATTTTCGGCATTGAAGAATAAGGATAATATGTATTCTGAGGTCTGGAAAGAACATCCCCGGTCTTCAACCCGCAGTCAAGGGCATACTGTTTCAAATTAAACACGCCCTGAAGCTCTGTATGAAGATATAAGACCGAAGGCTTGTCTATGTACCCCCTGACCTGTGAAAATGCCTTGATAAGCCTCTGAGGGTCTTTTCTGATCTGATTTACACCGATAAACCCGAAGATAAAAGTGTCGTCTGTAACAGTCGGAAAAACTTCACGGCGAATATTCATCCTTTCTTCATGTTCAAAAGGACGAAAAATCTCTTTCATAAATAAAGGAGGTCTGAAGTATTCAACATTCGGACAATACTTCTTGAGCATGTTCAATCCATAAATGGAATAAACCAATGGTACATCAACCATATTAATAAGAGTTATCCAATCCATACGGATATCAATCAAATCATATGGGAACAACCATATCCATTTAAAATTCTTTTGGGATTTAATCTTTTGAATCTGAGACATGATGGAACCATACCGCCAAATATCAATGCCAACCATAAACAAATAGTCAATGTCGTTACTGGACAGTATTTTAAGAAGTTTGCTGTTTCCCCACATGTCACCAGATTTGATATCTTCAGAGGGAATAATTTGAAAGGGAGCTTCTTGGATGAGACCTAAATTTGATACTGCATCTGATCCGGCTGTGAAACAGGTCACTTTGTATTTTTCGAGGTTGACTTGATCGAGGATGGAGGACATCATCAACGAGTTTCCTGTAAAACCGAAAGGATTCTCGCCTACAAACAGGATGTTTTTCATTTTTTATTCCTTTAAAAGGATTGAGGTTTAACGTGTATCTTCTTGCAACACCGCCACATCTACAGAATCGAATCTCCTATGAAAAACAGCTTCAACACGATAATATTCACCAGAAGTAGCTTGGTATCTATCCAATTCTTTTATTCCATAAGAATTTGGGATATAAAGTTCATGTTTAACTTCAGGAACAGCACCTAACGGAGCTTCAGGAAGATCGGAATTACCGTAAATACCTTCTGTCTGAAGCGCATAAGCATTTGTTCTTATCGATTGCCATTGAGGGGCCTTTCTCATGGTTGATCTGTCCCATGTAGATTCCCCAGATAATCTCAAAATCTCTCCACTTACATTACATTTATAAAGCACTACATCGTTCTTGATTACTTCATTTTCAAACAATACAGGAGTACTGTTCATCAACATGTATTTGTTCCCTGTAGGAACAAATTTTATTACATCACCTGCTCTTGATTGAGAATCATATGCTGTTTCAGCTTCCAGAAAGAATTCACGAATGAAAGGTTTTGTTGCTTGGCTATTTGCTTTATAGAGGACATGCTCACCTTCTATAGTCGTATCTGTCCCATCTCTATTATCTTTATAAAGATCGATAGACACTCCAATTTCAGTGATTGCTTCTTTCAGATCAGGGCCAATAGTCATTTTATTCGTCGTAGGATGAGGTTACTTGGTTGTCAGTAAAGAAGGTTGTGTCTTCTCCTATTTCATCATAGGAAAAACCAGCATCTATCTTTGTGCCAAACAACAGGTAAGAATCTCCAGTCATGAATTCTTCTGGACTCGTTTCTTGTACTTCTTTAAAATCTGCATCCATTTGTTTGGTCAATGCCAAATAATGGTCAAATCGTTGATTCAGACTAATTCCTTCATATTTAAACTTATGTGCTGATTCAGACAGGAGATAAAAAAAGAGATGCCGTTTTGCCCTATTTTTCATCCAAAGAATCTGAAAATCATCAGTAACCGGAAAACTCCATCCGGTTTCTCTGGAAGCATCGTCACAGGCATTTGAATAATCATCATCAGTCAAATAATTATTCAATCCTCTAACTTCAGTAGGAAGCAATTCCAACATCTCATCTCTTGTCATTTTTTCGCTCTCTTCTTAACTGTCTTTTTAGGTTCCTCTGCTTCGATCAATTGAACTGCTTTATGAACCTTCACAGTAGAGGAACCATTATCAATCTCGGTTTGAATGTCTATCGGATATGGAGGAGTAAACTCAGTTCCAGCCGTATAGACATTCGCTCCAGCCTTCAACGTCTTCAAAATCGTGCAATATTCGGTACTCATCCGATTGATCCTCCGTTATTGATTAACCATCGACATCAAGGATGTAGATTGCGTCTCTTTGATACAGAACCGGAAGTCCTTTGTCCTGTACACGGATATACGTTCCCTCCGGGTCCCAAACATCATTGGAATCAATCTTCATTCCGTAATGACGATTCAGGGCAAACGGCGCTCTCATAAATTCAGCAATCGGCTGTCCTTCAACAGAAGTAGCCATCATGACGAATTTACCAGTGGGAATGTAGTTTTTACGTACAAAACAATAATCCTCACCAGCTTTAAAAGAAGCGGTCGGAGCAGAAGAAACGGTTACAGTATTGGTTTCAACAGCAACAGCAGAAATGGTTTCATCTTCATAAGTACCTGCTGACACATCCACAAAACGTAGAGTATCGCCAACTTCGAAGTCCGAAACATCTTCCATAACGATTGCAGTTGTTGAAGCTCCGGTTACACCAGAAACCAGATAGGAACGGACTTCATATTTCTCATCATAAATAATGAGATTTTTGATGTCAAGCAATCCAGCCAGAACATTGGGGTTAACACCAATCAGATTGTTCTTTTTGCCTTTGAAAAGATCACCTTCACCAAAAGCTGATTTATGCAGGAGAGCCAGAAGTGCGGAGTCTCTTGCAATGTATTTCAAAGTGGTAGTATTGCAAACACAAACATCAACCATTCCACCGCAATCATCAGAAATCAAGGTTTTACCATCAATGATGTCACCGATGATATCCTTGGTAGAACCGGCAGGCCACCGATAGTTTGTGGTCAGAGTGACTTGATGTGAAGTAGGAATATTATAGTTGACAGAGATTTTTGTTCCACTGGCCACTGCATAGGTCATGGTTCCGGAGAACAACATCTTTGAAAACATCCATTCTTTACGCCGCATAGCCCGATATACGAGATTCCGAGTTTCACGTGCAAGTCTCTGTCTTGCTCCAAGATACTGTGACTCAGTTCCTTCTTTACGCAAGTTGTTCAGGAACTCTTCGTCAAAGTACATCTTCTCTTTCCAATAAGCCGCTTCAGCCTCATGAGATGCAAGGCCAATAGGAGCAGTCTGGGGAGCCGGTGCGCCAGGGGCCACAAAGGGGGTCATCCCTCTTTGACCTTCCTGAGATTCCCATTTAATCGAACTTGAAGGAGAATCCATTTCAGGAAACATATTCATCAAGATCAAATTCGGAGGAGCAGTAAACTTCGTGATGAACTTCTGGAGGACTTCCAGTTTGAGTTCAGGAATATCACTTTTACCTTTCATTGTAAAATCACCACCTTTCAATTTATTTCATATAGGTATAGATGCCGAAAGCTGTAGCCGCAAGATCGGTTTTAGCCGCAGAATCCAAATTGATGAGAGAACCTGTATAGAGAACACAATTTCCAAGGATCAAAGTTGCATTCGCACCATTGGCATTTGCTCCAGTGCCGGTATCAACTGATTTTTCCAGAATACCAACACATGTATCATAGCCTTCCACAACAATGTAAGCAAAATCAGCAGTTGTGAAGGAAGTACCACCAGTTGCCACTGTTACAGTGATTTTGGCCATGTGAGTATAGGTCGTCCGGTCAATCGCAGTAATCGCACCAAGATTTTCAGCAGCAGTGTCATTATCCACAATAATGACATCATCCCCAACAGCAAACTTGTAGCTGTCAGCAATTGTCACATATAGATCACTTGCAGTCGTTCCTGAATCCTGAACCAGATATGCACGACCAGGAGCAGTTTCAGCACCAGTGATAGTTGCAGTAGGATCATAAGGAACAAAATAGCCTAAACGTGTAGCAGCAGCAGAATTATTCTTCGCCAGAGCAGTTCCAGCTTCAATCAGACCATAACCTGCCTGAAGAGTGATAGGAACTTTGAGACTGGCATTCTCTTCTGAATAATAAAGGCGTTTGTAATCCTTTTGATAAGTCTTTTGAAAAATCCCAGGAGAATCCATTAAAAATCACCACCTTTCGTATTATTTTCCAGCCAGTTTAAAGAGATCATCAGCCATGTCATCAATATCCTTTGACAGGCTATCATTACCAACTTCCTTCTTCGTGAATCCAGTGCCTTGAACCGGCTGAGGAATTTCCAAAGATTCCCAATCCTTGATTTCATCATCCACTGCTTTTGTCATTTCAGTTTCATCAAAAACACCATCTTTGACAAAATCAGAATAAGACACGTTTTTCCATACTTTACCGAAAAGACGTTCAGGAATAGAACTTGTGGAAAGTTTCTCAGTCCAAATTGCATCAGCTCTCATAGCCATTTCACGTTCGGCTCTCTGAGCATCTTTCTTTTCCAGTTCAAGGATTTTCTTTTCACTGTCCGAAAGCTGAGCAGTCAGATTGGTAATGGTTTCCGAGAATTTGGTTTCCTCTTTGGAGAATTCTGCCTTTGCAGCAGCAAGAGCAGCTTCCTCGATCTGTTTGACCAGATCAGGATGTTCTTTACTCAACGTGGTAATATCCAT